CCGAAACTTAGAACTTTCGTACCAGTATTGGTAAGAGGTGAAGAAGGTGAAGGTGTTCGTTTTTGGGGCTTTGGAAAAACTGTATATCAAGAAATTCTTGGTTATATGGCAGATCCTGATTATGGTGATATTACTGACCCAGAAAGTGGTAGAGATATTACCGTTGAGGTTGTATCAGCAGAAGACAGTGGTACTTCTTACCCTGTAACAACAATCCGTGTTAAACCAAAAGAAACTCCATTAGCAGCAACTAAAGCTGAGAATGATAAGTTTCTTAACGAACAAAAGGAAATTACTGAACTTTATTCTGAATTAACTTATGCAGAATTGAAGAATGTATTAGAAGGTTGGTTGAATCCATCAGCAGCAGCTTCCGAAGATGAGAAATCAGTATCCGCTGAAACTCTTTCTTCAACAGCTAAAGATGAAGATGAAGCACCATTTGATACAACTCCATCAAAGCCGGCAGCAGCACCAGCTAAGAAATTAGATGATGTGGCAGCAGCATTTGATGACCTTTTCAATTCATAAAATAAGTTATAAAGAATATGGCAAAAATTACCAAAGAGGTAGATTTGGCAGAAGTTCTAGCCGAATCCCTAAACAAACAATCAAAAGACCAAAGGGTAGCATTCTTCTTAGATGAAGATGGTGCACCAACAAATGTAGATGGTTGGATTTCAACCGGAGCATCTATGTTGGATGTGGCTATATCAAATCGCCCTTATGGTGGATTGCCTGTTGGTAGAATCGCCGAAGTAACTGGACTTGAACAAAGTGGTAAATCATTACTTTCAGCACACTTACTTGCCGAAACACAAAAGTTAGGTGGTATCGCTGTGTTGATTGATACTGAAAACGCCGTAAGTAGAGAGTTCTTAGAAGCTATCGGAGTTGATACAAAAAAACTATTGTATGTAGCAGCTGAGACTGTTGAACAATGTTTTGAGTACACCGAAACAATCATTGAAAAAGTAAGAACAAATTCCAAAGATAAGTATGTAACGATTGTAGTGGATTCCGTTGCCGCTGCATCAACAGAAAAAGAAATGGAAGCTGATTACGGAAAAGATGGTTACGCTACCGATAAGGCAATTATCATTTCCAAAGCAATGCGTAAAATCACTAACTTAATTGGTAGACAGAAAATCACATTGGTTTTCACAAATCAATTAAGACAGAAGATGAACGCAATGCCTTTCTCTGACCCTTGGACAACAAGTGGTGGTAAAGCAATCGCCTTCCACGCTTCAGTTCGTTTGAGATTAAAGAGTATGGGTACAATTAAAGCTAAAGAAAATGGTAACGAAAGAATCGTAGGTATCAAAGTAAGATGTCAGGTAGTAAAAAATAGGATGGGACCTCCGTTACGTTCCGCCGATTTTGATATTTTCTTTGACAGAGGTATTGATAACTATGGTGCTTGGTTGGCTATGATGAAAGAAAATGGAATCGTAAAACAATCAGGTGCATGGTATGAATACGTTGATACTGAAACTGGAGAAGTTATCAAATTCCAAGCTAAAGATTTCCCTTCAACATTGGAAGGAAATGCTGAAGTAAAAGAGCAAATCTATAAAAGGATTTGTGAAGCAACAATTTTACAATACAAAAAAGATTCATTGGATACTGATAGTTTGGTGACAGACTCAGAAGTAATCGGTGATTAATAAATGTTACAATTAATATGAAAGAACTATACAAAAAATTACTTAATGAGGTAGAAGCAGAACATGATGCCAACATCCAAAGGGTGAGGAATGGTAGAGTTCTTATCATAGATGGACTCAATACCTTCATCCGTAGTTGGACCACCAATCCCACAATGAATGAGAATGGTGAACATACGGGTGGAGTTATTGGTTCATTAAATTCAATCGGAAGTCAAATCCGCCAATTTAATCCTACTAGAGTTATTCTTGCCTTTGATGGTAAGGGTGGAGCTAAAGGAAGAAAAGAATTATTTGAAGGCTATAAAGCTGATAGAGGTAAGAATAGATTCAGAGTTAATCGTCAGTATCCTGATATGATGACTCAAGAAGATGAACAACTTTCAATGAAACGTCAATTTGTTTGGTTGAATGACCTGTTAGATTCATTACCTATTACAACAATGATATATGATGGTATAGAAGCAGATGACGTAATCGGACACATAGCTAAGCACGTCTTAGCAGAAGATGAAGAATGTTATATTGTTTCTACCGATAAAGATTTCTTACAATTAGTTGATGAAAAGACTTTTGTTTATTCACCAACAAAAAAGAAACTTTACAATAGAGAAATGGTTAAAGAAGAATGGGGAATGTATCCACAAAATCTTTTACTATTCAGAACATTAGATGGTGATAACTCTGATAATGTGCCTGGTGTAAAAGGATGTGGATTAAAGACTGTTCTTAAAAGATTTCCTGAATTATCAGAAGATAGAGAAATTACTTTTGATGAGTTCTTTCAACTATGTGAAGATAAGAAAGGAGAAGCTAAAATCTACGAAGATATACTTGCAGCTAAAAATGATGTGTTAAGAAATAGACAAATCATGCAATTGCAAGAACCACATATAAACACAAATACAAAGTTAAAGATTAATGACCGTTTTGCTGAACCAAACAAAAAGTTTGACAAGATGGATTTCATTAAAGCAGCTATGAAGTACAAAATTCTACAAAATTGGAAGGATATTAATGACTGGTTGAAATCAACTTATACAAATATTATAGTGAAATAATTTGGTAAAACAATTATTTTGTTGTATATTTGTAAATCATTAATATAAATGCACAGCGAAGATACATTACAAAAATACGGGCAATCATTTCAAACGAAAACTATTGCAGCATTACTTTCCGATGAAAGAATGATGGATACACTTTCAGATGTCATCCATAAAAAGTTCTTTGAATCGGAAGCTAATAAATGGATAGTTGAAGAAATTACTTCCCATCATAAAGAGTACAATAAAGTACCTTCGTTGGATGTATTCAAAGTTCAAGTATCTAAGCTTGATAATCAATCTCTACAAAAAACAATCGTAGGGCAACTCAAAGAAGTATATGGACAAATTGGTAATACTGATTTGGACTATATTAAAGATGAGTTCACCGCATTTTGTATTAATCAAAACTTAAAGAATGTAATCGTACAATCAATTGATTTACTAAAATCAGGCAACTATGATAAAATCAAAGAGTTGGTTGATAAGGCAATGAAGGTTGGTGTTGATTCTGATTTAGGTATGGATTATCTCATAGATTTTGAAAGAAGATATGATGAAACAAAGAGAGATACGGTGGCAACCGATTGGGAATGTATTAATGAATTGATGAATGGTGGATTAGGACCTGGCGAATTAGGAGTTGTGGTAGCACCTTCTGGTGTTGGTAAGACTTGGGTGTTATGTGCTTTGGGAGCAGCAGCTGTAAGAGCTGGAAAGACCGTAGTACATTATTCATTAGAATTATCGCAAGAATATGTGGGATTAAGATACGATACGGTATTCTCACATATAGCATCACATGAATTGGCTGATAAGAAAGAAGAAGTATTAACTGCTTTGAAAAAACTTAGAGGTAAACTTAAAATCAAATACTTCCCACCAAAAGCAGCAAGTTCTAAAACAATTCAAGCTCACTTAGAAAAGATGATAGCAGCTGGTAATAAGCCCGATTTAGTTATTGTGGATTACGCTGATTTGTTATTATCACATTCAAACAAATCAGATAGTACATACGCTGAGCAAGGTGGTGTGTACATTGAATTGAGAGGAATGAGTGGTGAGTTGGGAATACCAATTTGGACAGCATCACAAACAAATCGTTCAGCAATTGATTCGGAAGTTATTGAAGCAGATAAGATTGCAGATTCTTACGCTAAAGTAATGAACGCCGATTTCATTATGAGTTTGAGTAGAAAAGCAAAAGATAAATTGAACAACACCGCTAGGGTGCATGTTATGAAGAATCGTTTCGGACAAGATGGTATTACCTTCCCAGCGAAGATGGATACAACACATGGTACGTTAGATGTTTATACAGCCACTTCCGCTGATGGTATGATAGCAACTAAGGAAAGTGCCAATGGAGCCGAAATGGAAAGACAGCTATTACATAAAAAATATATGGAAGCAATGCCTGTGGGTAACAAACCACAGCAGGTTACAGGTTTAGGATAACAATTAAAAACAAAAACTATGAACAGTCAAGAATTATTTGAAAAGATGAAGGCTCTATTCACAACTTTTGAAGCAGAGCACAATGGTACTAAGAAAGTAAACAAATCAAGAGCTAGAAAAGCAATTGGTGAGTTGAAGAAATTAGTAACTGCGTATAAGAAAGCTTCAACAGAAGAGCAAAAGGCAGCATAATGATAGGGGAGAACTCTCCCCTTTCATTGTGTTATAATAGGGTGAAAATTTTGACACCAAAAAAAATTAAAAAAAGTGGATTTTTTATCCACAAAATTGAATCGTTTGGTGAGAGACCTTATATTTATTTTTTTATTTTCGGGTTTTCCTGAAAAAAATCAAACTCATCAACAATTAAATTTTACAAAACAATGGACATTTCAACACGAATTTTATCAGACATTACGGTGTATATGAAGTACGCAAAGTACCAACCGGAATTACAAAGAAGGGAAACATGGGAAGAATTGGTTACTCGTAATATGGAAATGCATATTAAAAAGTATCCAAACTTAAAAAAAGAGATTAAAGAGAACTATAAATTCGTGTATGATAAAAAGGTATTACCTTCAATGCGTTCAATGCAGTTTGCAGGTAAACCAATTGAAATTTCACCAAATAGAATTTATAACTGTGCATTCGCTCCAGCAGATGATTGGAGAGTGTTTTCAGAAATTATGTTCTTACTATTAGGTGGAACGGGTGTAGGTTACTCTGTTCAAAAACATCACGTTGATGCTTTACCTGAAATTAGAAAACCAAATGCAGATAAGACGAGAAGATTTCTTATTGGTGATTCTATTGAAGGTTGGGCAGATGCAGTATTAGTATTAATGAAAGCATACTTCTTTGGTGGAAGTAAACCTGTATTTGATTTTAGAGATATTAGACCAAAAGGAGCTCGTTTGATTACATCAGGCGGTAAAGCACCTGGTCCTCAACCACTTAAAGAGTGTTTGATTAAAGTAGAAGGTATATTAGATGCACATAAAGACGGTGATAAATTAGAACCAATTGAAGTGCATGATATTATTTGCCACATTGCGGACGCAGTATTAGCAGGTGGTATTCGTAGAGCAGCACTTATTTCATTGTTCTCTGCAACTGATGAGAAAATGATTAGTTGTAAGAGTGGTGCATGGTGGGAAACGAACCCACAAAGAGGTAGAGCAAATAACTCAGCAGTATTGATGAGACACAAAATTACTAAAGAGTATTTCTTAGACCTTTGGAAAAGAATTGAAGCAAGTGGAGCAGGTGAGCCTGGTATCTACTTATCAAACGATAAAGATTGGGGAACTAATCCTTGTTGTGAGATTGCTCTAAGACCTTATCAGTTCTGTAACTTATGTGAAGTAAATGTAAGTGATATTGCAGACCAATCT